TACGTAATATAAAGAATCTGTTGCTAAACCAACAATAGGAATGCCTCCCAAAGGGTCGTATACGACCCTCTCACCCGGTCTAAACTTATGGTAGGTAGTAAATCCTATCGAGGAGGTATTAATACCGGCAGTGTCTAATTTTACTGTCCCAAGACCAACACCATCTCCATTAAAAATAACTTCATGAGGTTTTGCATTGAGCTTTGCCACCGCGTTAGCTCCTGATCCATTTCCACCTGTTATTTTGATAATTGGTTCTTCAACATAATCAAATCCAGAATCTAATATACGAATATCCTCTAGTGTTCCTCTTACAGCACAAACACCAGTAGCACCACTACCTACAGTGTCTTCAATTGATAATACAGGTGGATTTATAATATCGTATTTTTCTCCACCATCCACAATATTGATTGATTTTAATTCACCATAGTGAACAAAATCTTTTGATTTATAATTTAAAACTTCTACACCATCAACAAGTATACCAGTATAGCCTGGAGATGTTTCATATTTTTTACCATCTTTAACAGGAGTTAATATTTCTCTTATTAATTTTTGAGGTCTTATTTTTTTACCATTAAAGTAAAACTTTTCAATATCATTTGATGAAATTGTAACATTATCAACCCCTCCGTCTGGAGTTACTTTTGTAAATATGCCACTGTAAATATCAGATTGACTTTTAGCTAATTTTACAATATTGGAATCAATTCTCTTTACATAATATAAACCCTCTGGGAATAATCGACTAATGATAAATTCTTGAGTTATTACATTACCCTCAGAATCAATCGTATTAACAGATCCTTTTTGGGGAGTATAATAAACAGCATCCCCCGTAAAAAAGTTATGATCTACTTGATCAGATATTTTTATCTCTTCATCGTTTAAATTATATGTTCCACTAAAAGTTAATTTTTGAGTTTTTGGATTTAATTTAGTAACACCAGTAAATGGTAAAGACGATGATGCAACATACACTTTATTTTGACCTTCGATTGGTGTTATGGTTGCATGTGGAAACGGAACATGTCTTGCACCAACCATTTGAACTCCCTTTGTTGGATGTTCATGTGATGGCCCAAAATATTTCACTCCATTTACTAAACCACCGTCAGGTTTCGTGTAAATATTTTGAATATTTGCGGTAAAAATATTTAAATCTGAATGAATATCTGAATCAACCTTAGAAATTCTTCTTGTTACTTTTGTAATTTTACGAGGATCATTAATTCCAGTTCCCGAAATCAAACACTCTTTATTGTTGAATACATCATTTATAACATATAATTTATTTGAAGCAGGATCAAAAGTATCTGTTATATTATCACCCCATTGAGATCCCGAAGCTAAAGTTTCATGGGTTGTTATTTTATCACCTATTCTTAAAATATTTGTATCCTTAGTTGTTAATTTAAAAGTGTTGTTTGTGCTATCAATAACTTCAAGTTTTTCAACCACATAACTTTGCGCTGTGTTAAATAACCAATTATTTTCTTTTACACTTTCACCAACTTTACCTAAATTTTTTATTTTTATTTTACTATTTGCTACTTGATTATTAACCAGAGGTGGTATTATAAAATTATTTAAAACATTTCTTATCTTTACTTGAACCTCACCAGCATAAGCAAAAGTATTTTGATCAATGGATGTATTATCTGCAATCGATGTGGTTATTCCTGTTGTATTAATTCCTAAAAATTGATTAATTGTTTTTTCTGCATATGTACATACACCAGATGTCCCATTTTTATATAAAAATGATAATGTTCCAGAATTAGGGAATCCTAAAGTAGAGTCAACATCGATAAAAGTTTGAGCTATGCCAACCTCACCTATGATCTTTGTTTTTGCATGTGGAGAAAATTCACCATATATCATATTTGTGGATCCATCAGGGACGACCTGAGATCCATCAAGACTTACTTTATAAAATGTATCTGTAATTATTCCAACAGATATTTTTTCAACTGCTCCAACTGGTGCATATGCTTTTGATACGTTTTCAAAATTATCTTGAAAAAGTGTCTTATTTAAAAGATCTTCTGGATCGCCAACATATGGTTCAACTATTATATCTCTTGTTTTTTGATAATTTGCATTAGATGGTGATATAACATTTTCAATAGGACGAATTATATCAACTTTTTCTCCATATAAAGCACCAAAAAGAATTTTAAAAGATTCGTCAGTTCCTCTTGTTGAATAAAAATCCTTTGATTGACGAATAAACTGAGGTTTATTTAAATTTTCATTTAAATCTTTTTGAAAACCGTGCAAAAATTGTTTTTTTGCTTTTTTTAAAAATTCATCAAGAAATAAAACACTTAAATTTTGAACAACAGCATCATTTTCATGATTTTCAGCTGTAGAACTTGAAAAAACAAGATTTTCGGGATCTGATTGATTACGAAATGATGTTATTCCACTAAAACCTCTTACACAATTAGTAAAGCTATTATCTGTTTTGTTTTCATATGTTATAATTTCATCATTGATCTTTAATATACCATAATTATCAGGAAATCCTGCTGTATTAGAAACAAAAATAGTTGAAGTTGTAAGTCCAACTTTTGTGGTCGTGTTTGTTGATTTAATTAAGTTACCACATTCACTTAACTTTATATAAGAATCAATATTTTGAATTAAATCAATTGGCCCACCTTGATATTCTTGTCCCGTATAATATTGAGACAAAAATTCACCAACAAGCGGAAAATCCTCCTTGACATAAGAAGGTAATTGATTTTTTACAATTTGATTTAATTTTACTCTTTTTTCTGACATCTGCTATCTAACGATGCTTCCGTTTTTGTAACTTGTGGTTACGGTATATGTTGATCCAGAAGGGTCACTACCTGAACTGATCTGATCCACGACCATTTCAACAACACTACTATCTAATTGAAGATATAGATCCTGTAATCCAATAACATCATTCGATTCTGGACTTACAGATATTTCCATAATTTGAACGTTGTCTTTTGTTTTACCTGATACTATATTTATTGGATCTAAAGTGATGCGTCCCGTCTTATAATTTATGACTCCAATATTTTTTCTTTGAATAATTGGTGTGGATGATCCTTCAGTAAGTGAGAATAATCCAACTTGACCTTTTTCACCACCTATATCAGGAGTATCAAATAAATATACGTCTGAACTTATGTTTATAACTCTAAATGCACTTGATCGAATATTATATCCAGTCATTGATTTAATATGAAATTGATTTCCAAAATCAATCGCGTATTCAGCTGGTTGATTTAAAGCCAATCGAAGATCTCTTCTCATTTCAACAGTTGTAATATTAGAGGTTATCGATTCGTGACTCTCATCAATGACTTTAAGTAATTTACTATATTTTAATCTTGCACCATATCTATTTAATTGTGAAGATTCTGCATAAGTTGTCAAGTCTCTTTGAACTCTAGTTGAGACAAATGAAGCACTTTGCGCTAAATTTGTGTTAAAGTAAACTTTACTGTTTGTTTCAATAAACAAATATTTTAAATCAAGTATTTCTGGAACGATTCCAGCAACTGCATATTTTTTTAAATCTCTCTTAATATTTTGTTTTATTAGATTTGGTACAAAATCACCATTTCGTGGTTTAATACTGATAAAAACTTTACCATATTGAGGTGGGACAAGATCTTCACCACCAAAAACAGAAATTGATTCAGTCTCTGGATAAATTTTATTTGGAATCAATATTTCATAATCATTTGCACTTAAAGCCCTATTTTGTGTTGAATAAATTTGAGGTGCATATTTACGAATTGAGTCAATACTCTCAATACTTTCACCACCACTAGACGATGTTGGTGATGATATCAATGAAATACCATTTGTTACAAAAATTTCGACGGAATTTCTCACATATGATACACTTCCAGAAAAAGAAAAACTATTAATACCGTTGGCCTCTGATCCTGATGTAACAATGTATGATACTTCGATTACATTTCCATCTTGCAACTCTTTTCCAAATATTCCATCACCAAATATTATCTCATATTGTTCTGATTCAACTTCTTGAATGAAATATATGTTTGAATCACCATTAATTATTGTTTTGGTGGCATTATCAAACAACTCATCTTGTCTTGCATACTTAGTTGTAAGGGAGGATTGTGATGATGGACGAACACTGACCACTAAACTATCTAAATCAATACCCCTATTAGGTAAAATAAACTTTTGAAATTTATTTCTTGTTGAAAATACAAATGACTGACTTAAATATGATCCTTCATACACCTCAATATCATCAAAATTAGCAACACCATCAATTACAGAGACTGTTATATCTTCTGGAATGCTAAAAACGAACGATTGACCATTAAATCTACCTCCAGTAGTTGCAACAGGCCCTGCTTTTAATGTTAAATTCGCAGGAGTTGGTGAAACAGATGAAATATCAACAAAAAAAGTTATATCTGCTCTTGAAGATTTCTTTGATCGAGGAACATAACCAATATTTCTTGCTAATGATACAACGTTTTCACGCAAAGTTGCAGAATCGATAAAAACTTCATTCGATATCATGTTTGCATTGTAAGAAGTAATGTAGGTATTATAAGCTAAAACGTCTAATATAGTCGAAAGGTTAGATCCTTCAAAGTCATAATCAGTAAAATCTGATTTACTTTGAATATAATTCTTTAATGTGTCTTTAATCTGGTCAAAATCCAGATTTGTAAAATTTATGAGTGACATTTATCGAGTTGGCAGTAACGCAAATTCTAATCTTTGAGAGGGTACATCAATTCCTGTAATTTCATATTGAATAACCACAATCATTTCATTATCATCTTCATTTGAAGTCACTTTAACATCTAGTAAATTCACTCTTGGTTCAAAATTTATAATTGAACTTTTGATTTCATCTTCAATTGCAAGTGCAGATACGTCATCTACATTTTCAAATAGAGATTCTGTGATTCTTGAACCAAAATCTGGATTAAAAAACTTCTCTCCAGGCCTTGTAAATACAATATTTTTAAGTGAGCGAGCAATTGCATTAGTATTTTTTAATGCAATTAGATCATCATTCAAGGGATTAGTCTTAAATGACATACTTATATCCTTAAATTTAGTATTTTCTCGCTCTAAAGGCATTTAAGCACGGTTGATCTAACTTATTTATACGCTCTTATCCTAACTCTGGTTCAATATTGATTTCAACGTCCTTAGCTTTTGTTTCTTTTGCTGTTTTCCAGAAATAATTCTCATCATTTCCAAGGCCATCACGGTCATGTCCGTTCTCAA